ATGAAGCTCTCCTTCCATCAGCACATTGCGCTGTTCTGGATGATCGGTGCTCCGGGCGTCTTCGCGCCCGTGATCGAGAACGCCAAGCGGCCCGATGCCGGCGCCGTCATGGCGTGGGGTGTCGCGATCGTGGCGGTGATGATCCTCTTCACCCCTTTGCTGCTGCGCTGTCCACCATTCCGGCGCTGGTATGGCCGGACGGATGCGCTGTCGGAGCGGCAGCGCCAGGCGCTTGCCGAGCGCGGCCTGCGCCGCTACTACCAGACCGCTTTCGATGACGGCTACGTGCCCCGCGTGATGCCCTACGTGTGGCGCATCATCTGGACGGTCGGCGGGTTGATGGCTGTGACCGCCGTACTGCCTACCAACACCGGACGGCCAGCCTTCGATGCCTTGGTGGTCTTCTCGACCTGGTATCCGATAGGCGTGATGCTGCTGGTTTTCGCGTCGAGGCCCCTTGGCCGGTTGATTCGCCAAAGAGCACAGGAGCGGCGGAAATGAGCACGTCAACCATCGAGGCGCTGGCCAGCGCCTGGGCAAGGATTGCCGAGGAAGCGGAATTCCCCGCTGACTACGAGGGGACTGCCACACCACAAGCGCATCGGGCTAGCGAAGCTATTCAGGAGCAGATTCGGGAGCGCATCGTCGCCACCAACGACATGCGGCTGTTCAGCCTGCTGCACCTGCTGGGTCAGGCGTCGCTGCGCATGGAGCAAGCGCTGTGGCCGGAGGATTACGAGCGGATGACGCGCGAGGTTGAGGAAGCCCTGCGGCAAGCCACCGACGCCAACGCCAGATCGTACACCCACGAAGAAGTGATGCAGGCGATGCAGGAACGCATCGACCGGGCGCGAGACAAGCCATGTTGATTGGCTATGCGCGCGTCTCGACGCAGGATCAGAACCTGGAGCTGCAACGCGAAGCCTTGAGCAAGGCCGGATGTAAAAAGGTCTTCGAGGACAAGGTGAGTGGCACGCGGGCAGACCGGCCTGGCTTGGCCAAGACGCTCGAAATGCTGCGCGAAGGCGATACTTTGGTCGTCTGGAAGCTCGACCGGCTGGGCCGGTCGGTCAAGCAACTGGTCGATCTGGTCGGCGATCTGCACAAGCACGGTGTCCAGTTCAGGAGCCTCACCGACTCCATCGACACCGGCACACCATCCGGGCGGTTCTTCTTCCACGTCATGGCGAGCCTTGCCGAAATGGAGCGCGAGCTGACCGTCGAGCGCACCCGCGCCGGGCTGGAAGTCGCCAAGCAGCTCGGCCGCAAAGGCGGCCGCAAGCCGAAGATGACCGACAGCAAGATCGAGTCGGCCAAGAAGCTGCTGGCCAGCGGGGTGCCGCCCAAGGACGTGGCCAAGAACCTCGGCGTGTCCATTCCGACGCTGTACCGCTGGGTGCCAGCCTCCACGCACGCTTAGCGTGCTTTATTTTCCGTTTTCTGAGACGACCCCTATAACGGCGATGCGTTGCAGGAGCTGGTGCTGCGCTATGCGCAGGAGTGGGAACTGGGCGCGGAATTCGTGGCCTGGCTGAATACTGCTAACACCTTCTGCTCTACGCTGGTGGACCGTATCGTGACCGGCTATCCGCGTGACGAAGTCGCCAGCCTCGAAGCGGAACTTGGCTATCACGATAGCTTCCTGGATACCGCCGAGCATTTCTACCTGTTCGTGATCCAGGGGCCGAAATCCCTCGCGCAGGAGCTGCGTCTCGACAAGCTGGCGCTGAACGTGCTGATCGTTGACGACATCAAGCCGTATAAAGAGCGTAAAGTCGCCATTCTGAACGGCGCGCATACCGCGCTGGTGCCGGTTGCTTATCAGGCGGGTATCGATACCGTGGGCGAAGCGATGAACGATGCCGACGTCTGCGCGTTCGTTGAAAAAGCGATTGCCGAAGAGATCATCCCGGTGCTGGATTTACCGGCGGATGAACTGGCATCGTTTGCTAAAGCGGTGGTAGGGCGCTTCCGCAACCCGTACATCAAACATCAGCTGCTGTCGATTGCCCTGAACGGCATGACTAAGTTCCGCACCCGTATTCTGCCGCAGCTGCTGGCTGGCCAGAAAGCGAGTGGGGCATTACCGGCGCGTCTGACTTTTGCTTTGGCGGCGCTGATTGCTTTCTATCGCGGTGAGCGTGACGGTGTCACTTATCCGTTGCAGGATGATGCGCACTGGCTGGAGCGTTATCAGCAGTGGTGGGGTGCGGTAAACGCTAATACCATGCCGCTACGCGAGCTGGTTGAGAAGGTGCTGTCTGACAGCGAGCACTGGGGCCAGAATCTGAATCAGGTTGCCGGATTGACTGATAAAGTCGCGGCAGACCTGGAGCAGATCCTGTCGGTGGGCATGCGTGCCGCCGTTAAACCACTCTGCTAATTCGTAATGAACCTGGCTAAGGCCAGGTTTGTTTTACGTTGGAATTAGTTACAACATACATAAGGTATTGGTAATATCGATAAACTTAAGCCATCTCATTGCAAATGCTTAGCAGCATGACCCATTGGAAGCGAAGCTGCAAAATGCGACATTTTACAAAATGAGCGAGTTCGGGGACCAAAGGTGTAAAAAAGGATCTCAAGAAGATCCTTTTTTCGGTGCATATTTCGCCTATTTCATTGACAGCAACTTGTCGTAATTCGGGTAGATATGAATTATTTCTTCACTACTACCATTTGGATAAGTCGCCGTTAAATTTCCCGGTCGTATAGTCGGTGGAGTTAACGTCACTACTTTATTGAGGTGTATTTGTGGCTCAATTTTTATACTTTCCACATCTACTGTTTTATATCTCCTTCGCCATTGCTCATATCCTGTATTACCACCGAAAAGAGACAGATCTACCGCTTTATTAATATGGTGAATGATCTTGACCCGCCATCTCCGGACAGCTTTTGTATCTTAAGTTAACGATGTCCGCTGCCGCCGATATTCCCTCGGGGAGTGATATCCCAGCGCGCTGTGCGGGTGGTTTTCATTGTAATGTGTGAACGCTGCTGCAAGGTTTCGCAGGGCTGTTCTCACATCTGGTTTTGGCATGAACGCGATATAGTCTTCCTTCATCGTCTTCACGAACCGTTCGGCCATGCCATTGCTCTGCGGGCTGCTCACCGCTGTTGTACACGGCTCCAGATTCAGCTCTCTGGCGAACCTCCGCGTTTCATGCGCGGTATATGCTGAACCGTTATCCGTCAGCCATTGAACCGGTGTGGTCGGCAGCCCGTCGCCGAAGCGCTTTTCCACCGACCTCAGCATCACATCCTGCACCGTCGAACTGTCGTAGCCTCCTGTGCTCGCTGCCCAGTCTATGGCTTCTCTGTCGCAGCAGTCCAGCGCGAACGTGACCCGCAGCTTCTCACCGTTGTCGCAGCCGAACTCGAAGCCATCTGAACACCAGCGCATATCGCTTTCTGCCACCGCGATTTTGCCCTTATGTTCACGCTTCGACCGCTCTGGTTTGTCATGCAGTAACAGCAGATTATGCTCGCTCATAAGCCGGTAAAGCCGTTTGGCGTTCACGGGGGGCAGTCCCTCTGTACGACGTTGCGTACGCAGGATGCCCCACACACGGCGATAGCCGTAACTGGGCATATCGCTGATGATATCGAGGATCTCTGACAGTATTTCAGCGTCTGCTTCGTCATCACGCCGGTTACAGCGCCTGTCCTGCCAGTCGGCAGAACGGTTAATTCGCAGTGACAGCTGCGCACGCGACACGCCCATGGTGCGGCTGACCAGGGCTATTCCCCGTCCTTTGGCAACAAGGGCGCGTGCGCTATCCATTTTCGCGACTGAGCGTACTCCACGGCTTCTTTCAGGATCTCAACTTCCATCGTCTTCTTGCCCAGCAGGCGCTGAAGCTCCCGGACCTGCTTCAGAGCAGCAGTAAGCTCAGAAGCTGGAACAACTTCTTCCCCGGCCGCAACGGCGGTGAGGCTGCCTTCCTGATATTGCTTCTTCCACTTAAACAGCAGGCTGGGCTGGATGCCATGCAGGCGGGCGACATGGGAGACATTCATGCCCGGCTCCATCGTCTGCTGGATAATGGCGATCTTCTCCTGAGGAGTTTTACGTTTACGGACTTCTTGCCCTAACAGGATCCCGGTCATCTCAAAATTGGCGTTAGTGTTAGACATATATTCAAGCCTATCTCTTATCTGGAGATACAGCTACTGTCTGGAGTTTCAGGGGGCTACATCATTGATGTTCCGAGAGTGACTTCCCAGCCCAGCTCATTTTTTCTTTTCTCCAGCACAGTTGATTTCACACCCATAACATTTATGCGAGCAAATCCGGTGCGGAGAGACATCCCTGAATCGGTCACGGTGACGCCATCTTCCCACACAATCTCCGAGTTAGAACGCCAGTCCCAGGATAATTTTTTGCCCGTATCAGGTATTGCTGAGTATATAAAGTCACCCAACTCAGCAGCTGGTTTCCCGGACAGTGATTCAGGCGAAATATCTTCGCCCGAAACGGCGTAAGGTGTACATGTCACCGTAAAAATCGATACGGTAATGCAGGTAATCAATCGTTTCATTTATTCAGGCCTCAGAAATGAACAACAGGACAATCCATAAGTCCGGTGAAGGCCGCAAGACATTTCAACCGTTATGCGAACCAACGTGGCACAGGCACACAGTCAGTGACTGGGTTTCAGTGATTGCCACAGGACGGCAGATTTTATCGGGTTCTATGTTTGTCAAGGCTCAATTGAAATGTCCGTTATCCAGCTCAATTAAAATGACCACTTTGATCTCTCATTCTCTTTACTGATAGACTTTCCTCCGACTGAAACAACAGGATGATTGAGCCCATGCTTCGATACGAGTTAACGCCGAACAATGCAGGTTTTATACTGTGGGGAGATTCAGAAGCCCTGAATGAATTACATGAACTCATTCATTACATCGTGGATGAAAGCCCACTGATTAAAGTTAAAGACGGATTTATGTTATCCCTTGCCTATGATATTCGTAAAGCACGGGAAGGTAATCGTCGTGTTGAGCAACATCAGTATGATCAACATGATACATATAAGCTTTATGGTGTTGAGCTTTTATGGCCTCTGGTCCTGGTACAGTCCTCAATACTCAGAAACTCAATGGGTTATATTCAGACAGACAAAAACCAGCTGTCTGTCATGTATGCCTTTGAATACCTGATAGAATCAGCATTAACAGAGTCTGAGAGAACAACGTCGAATGATATTATGCTAACAGTAAAATATGCATCAGACTCTGATTTTAATTTCATTGAGGATAATATTGACAGCAGGTGCTGCTATTTTATCAGCCTATCTCCGGAGCAAAGAAAAAAGCAGTTAATCAGTATTGTTCGTTCTTTTCATTCATTATGGGGTAAGTATGCCCGTGAAAAGCAGGACATAAAGATGCTGAACGAAATGAATAATACATCATGGGTCTGGCCGGACAATATCAACTGGTGAGCAACCACTGTCCGGCCAGTGAGTACCATCAGCGGGCTCTTTTACCAAAAATGTCCTCTGAACGTGACTGAAGCTGTTTGAGTGCTTCGAGCATGTCATCATTATCCAGTGAGCGCTGGGATTTCTTCCCTTCCTGCTTTGGCCGTCGTCGGGAAGGGCCATCTCCAGCGGGAATTGACTGAGAGCGCGTGTTATCCCGCTTGCTCTGCACCAGACTGATAAACTCCAGGGTTCGGCCAAGACGCTTGTTATCGACAATCGCGCCCTGGTCGATTTCTGACAGTCGGTCGTAGGTAGAGTAGGGAAGTAGCGTACCGTTCAGGCGCAGCTCTTTTCTGCCATCAGGATAGTGATACACATCGATATATTTACCTATTGCACGGCGACTCAGTTCGCTGTCTTCAATCAGGTACAACATTTTATCATATTGTATCGTCAACGATTTTGAGACTTTACGTTTTTCACGAACAGTGAAAATAAGCCCCAGGTCCTCATCATGTTCTACAGCACGGTGTACGTCAAAATCATGTCGCGGTACTTTGCCAAAACGGCGGTTATAGTCAGCCATATAGGCCTCAGCGAAGTCATTTGCAGCCTCCATTGAACAAATGCCCTGTAACCGCAGCTCTTTGACCAGACGATCCTGTAAAGTGAGGTGAGCTCGTTCTACACGCCCTTTGGCGGGACTGGTTTCTGCACAGATAGTCTGGATGTTCAGTTCATGCATGGCTCGCCCAAACTGAGTATGCCCGTCTCCGCCTGTGGCGTGTTTATTGTTAACACGAAAAACACCGGCTTTATCGCTGTACAGTGCCAGCGGTTTACCATGCTTATCGATATAGCGCCGCGTGGCTTCGAAGTAAGAAAACGTGGACTCCGATTTAACAAACAACAGTTCCATCAGTTTGCTGGTTGCATCATCAACATAGACCAGCGCGGTGCAGGCCGGGCCACGGCCTTCAAACCAGTCGTGATCACAGCCATCTATTTGTATCAGCTCACCAGTACACGGACGCCGGTACCGTGGTTGAGGGATCCTTGCGGCACGTTGTTTACGGGGAACCCATAAGCCAGCCCGCACCATGATGCGCCGGACAGTTTCTTTGCCAAGAAACAGTCCGTGGAGTTCTTCGAGCTTTTCACGCGCCAGAGTCGGACCGAAATCAGCATAACGCGTCTTGATCAGTTCCAGAGCCTGATCTGCGAGCCCGGGTGGCAACTGGCGGTTACCACGCATGCCACATCGTCTGCTGGCCATACCAAGCGGTCCGCCTTCACGGTAACGGGCAAGAAGTCTGCGGCATTGCCTGTCGCTGATACCGAGGTGCTCGGCCGCACGGCGCGTTGTGATGCGACGTTCAATGACGTCCTGTATAATCTTGATCCGGTTGATCTCTTTCAAAGTAAACACTCCTGAGCTTTCTGCGCTCATGATATGCCTCCCGGTAGTTTAAACGGACCAGTGAAGCTTACCATAGCGCGGACATCTGAATTGAGCCACAGGCGGACATTACTATTGAGCCATTACAAATGTTTGTCAAGGCTCAATTGAAATGTCCGTTATCCAGCTCAATTAAAATGACCACTTTGATCTCTCATTCTCTTTACTGATAGACTTTCCTCCGACTGAAACAACAGGATGATTGAGCCCATGCTTCGATACGAGTTAACGCCGAACAATGCAGGTTTTATACTGTGGGGAGATTCAGAAGCCCTGAATGAATTACATGAACTCATTCATTACATCGTGGATGAAAGCCCACTGATTAAAGTTAAAGACGGATTTATGTTATCCCTTGCCTATGATATTCGTAAAGCACGGGAAGGTAATCGTCGTGTTGAGCAACATCAGTATGATCAACATGATACATATAAGCTTTATGGTGTTGAGCTTTTATGGCCTCTGGTCCTGGTACAGTCCTCAATACTCAGAAACTCAATGGGTTATATTCAGACAGACAAAAACCAGCTGTCTGTCATGTATGCCTTTGAATACCTGATAGAATCAGCATTAACAGAGTCTGAGAGAACAACGTCGAATGATATTATGCTAACAGTAAAATATGCATCAGACTCTGATTTTAATTTCATTGAGGATAATATTGACAGCAGGTGCTGCTATTTTATCAGCCTATCTCCGGAGCAAAGAAAAAAGCAGTTAATCAGTATTGTTCGTTCTTTTCATTCATTATGGGGTAAGTATGCCCGTGAAAAGCAGGACATAAAGATGCTGAACGAAATGAATAATACATCATGGGTCTGGCCGGACAATATCAACTGGTGAGCAACCACTGTCCGGCCAGTGAGTACCATCAGCGGGCTCTTTTACCAAAAATGTCCTCTGAACGTGACTGAAGCTGTTTGAGTGCTTCGAGCATGTCATCATTATCCAGTGAGCGCTGGGATTTCTTCCCTTCCTGCTTTGGCCGTCGTCGGGAAGGGCCATCTCCAGCGGGAATTGACTGAGAGCGCGTGTTATCCCGCTTGCTCTGCACCAGACTGATAAACTCCAGGGTTCGGCCAAGACGCTTGTTATCGACAATCGCGCCCTGGTCGATTTCTGACAGTCGGTCGTAGGTAGAGTAGGGAAGTAGCGTACCGTTCAGGCGCAGCTCTTTTCTGCCATCAGGATAGTGATACACATCGATATATTTACCTATTGCACGGCGACTCAGTTCGCTGTCTTCAATCAGGTACAACATTTTATCATATTGTATCGTCAACGATTTTGAGACTTTACGTTTTTCACGAACAGTGAAAATAAGCCCCAGGTCCTCATCATGTTCTACAGCACGGTGTACGTCAAAATCATGTCGCGGTACTTTGCCAAAACGGCGGTTATAGTCAGCCATATAGGCCTCAGCGAAGTCATTTGCAGCCTCCATTGAACAAATGCCCTGTAACCGCAGCTCTTTGACCAGACGATCCTGTAAAGTGAGGTGAGCTCGTTCTACACGCCCTTTGGCGGGACTGGTTTCTGCACAGATAGTCTGGATGTTCAGTTCATGCATGGCTCGCCCAAACTGAGTATGCCCGTCTCCGCCTGTGGCGTGTTTATTGTTAACACGAAAAACACCGGCTTTATCGCTGTACAGTGCCAGCGGTTTACCATGCTTATCGATATAGCGCCGCGTGGCTTCGAAGTAAGAAAACGTGGACTCCGATTTAACAAACAACAGTTCCATCAGTTTGCTGGTTGCATCATCAACATAGACCAGCGCGGTGCAGGCCGGGCCACGGCCTTCAAACCAGTCGTGATCACAGCCATCTATTTGTATCAGCTCACCAGTACACGGACGCCGGTACCGTGGTTGAGGGATCCTTGCGGCACGTTGTTTACGGGGAACCCATAAGCCAGCCCGCACCATGATGCGCCGGACAGTTTCTTTGCCAAGAAACAGTCCGTGGAGTTCTTCGAGCTTTTCACGCGCCAGAGTCGGACCGAAATCAGCATAACGCGTCTTGATCAGTTCCAGAGCCTGATCTGCGAGCCCGGGTGGCAACTGGCGGTTACCACGCATGCCACATCGTCTGCTGGCCATACCAAGCGGTCCGCCTTCACGGTAACGGGCAAGAAGTCTGCGGCATTGCCTGTCGCTGATACCGAGGTGCTCGGCCGCACGGCGCGTTGTGATGCGACGTTCAATGACGTCCTGTATAATCTTGATCCGGTTGATCTCTTTCAAAGTAAACACTCCTGAGCTTTCTGCGCTCATGATATGCCTCCCGGTAGTTTAAACGGACCAGTGAAGCTTACCATAGCGCGGACATCTGAATTGAGCCACAGGCGGACATTACTATTGAGCCATTACAAATGTTGGTGCGCATAATGTATATTATGTTAAATTTGACGCGCTAACGAGTAAACCGCTTGTTACCTGCGTTACATTTAGTAACGCCTGTTCCCTATGGCTAAAATCGTATCTGTAGTTCCGACAAAAAGCAACTACAAACAAGCGCCCAACATCACACCCTCCCCCTTTTCTTTTATTCATGCCTTTTATCATTTATAAACGGGCATTAATTGATCCGTATCGATCACTTAACCGTTGCCGTTACTGCGTTGTAGACACGCTCACAGGTGCTTCCAGCCCCAGCCGCTGCATCAGCATATTGCGAGAGCGTTCCCGCGCGCTGGTCAGATTCTTGGAGCAACTCGGCAAGCACACTGACGGCCTCGGCGGCTGAGTGCCTGACGGCGGCATCTGCGGAAACGCGGCCTGTTTCACTGGCTGCGTATTTACGCCGGATATCTGCGAGCGTTCCGCGCAACCGGTTAGCAGCAGCATCAGCGGCAGCAGCATCAGCCAGGGCGTTTTGTTTTTCATGTTCGGCATTTTTTACTATCTCCTCGGTCTCTTTCTGGCGGCGGCGCTCTTCGTCGCGCTGCGCTTTTTCCTGTGCATTCTGAGCGGCTTTATCAGCCAGATTGCGCTTATCCCATTTGCCTTGCCATTCTTTGTCGCTGTCGCTTTTACCAGCTTCATAGCTGTTATGGTGAATGGCCCATCCAATACCACCTAACGAGGATCCAACAAGCAGGCAAATCATCACGGCGTATTTCGCTTTCACTTATCCAGCCCCCAGCACGTTAATTCTGATTCCTGCTCACGGCGAATTACCTGCCCAAAGCAGTTATTTTCGCGAACACGGCAATCGCGCCCGCCATCCCATATCCAACGCTTTATTTGCTCGCAAGCACCGCGACGGTCTCCGGCATTTAGCTTTGCGTAAAAAGTCGAACCAAAGCATTTACCCGGCCCGATATTCCACGGACAAAATGAAGCGATGCCAACTTTTTGCGGTTCGGTTAAAGTAATTTTTACATTACGCTCAACCCATGCCAGCGCCTTTGCCTGTTCGGATTTATCTAGGCGGTCGCATTGCGCCTGTGTTAATTTCTGGCCCTCAATTACCGGCTTACCGTCGATATGTGTCACACCGCCGCAAATTGTCCATATTCCGCCAGCATCACGATAAGCAGTTAATCGCGAGCCTTCTTTTTCGTGCTGGAATTGAGACATTAAAACCGGAGCGCTAGCCCCGGATGCAATTAAAGCGAGCATGACGGCGCTTAACTTGCTTTTATTTCCCACTCAACACCCCCGCTTGAATTAATGTTCGTTTCCTTTCGTAATACCAGTTAACCCCACAAGTAATTACCGTACAGATAACGCCGATTAAAACAGCCCATTCATTTAGCGATAACGTTGCCATAGCCGCAGTAATTAGCCCGATGCGATAAACAATCCATTCCCAAAGTCTCCCCACTTAATCGCTCTCCACTTCGTCATAAAGAAAGAGGCCAAAGCCCCCGGAAAATGCATTCAGATCGCCAAACGCATCATTAGGACGCAACCGGGCCACACCGATTGCTCCTGCACCTGAATACCCTGGTAATTTGCCGCTTAAACGATGCCATACACCCGGACGCAGGCATATTTGTGACAGTGTAACTGTCCTGTCAGCATTGGAAATTTCGAGCCACCAGAGTTCTGTTGTGGTGGAAAAGAAGATTCTGACGTTCAAAACCAGACCATTTAACGCCGTGGTAAGTTGCTGGTCAGGAATGGACGGTATGAGATTTATTTCGTAGTAGGCAGGCTGCATCACAAGCCCCCAACAATGCGGCGCATCTTCTCAAGAGCGAAGATTTTTTGCGGTTCTTTTTTAGGCTCAACGGCGGCAGCGCTCTTTTTACCTGCGGTAACTGTCCCCTGCCCTGCCGGGTTGGAAGTTTTTGCTTGCGCAGATTTGGTGCGGGAACGCTGGAACGTTCGCGTTTCTACCTTTTGCGCGGTTAGCTTTACAGAATAATGACTTGTCTTTGGAACGGCCTCTATCGTCAGCGAAGAAATAACGCTTTGCGGCATCGCATTGAATGAAGTGTAAACGGATACGAACTCTTTCAGGCTAAATGCGGCGTCAATATATTGCGCCTCATTCATTGCCAGCATCTGGTTTTGATTCATGCGGAGCAGGCCATAAGCATGCGGCAAAATAGCCCCGGTAATGATGCCCTCAAGAGATATCACACGCGGATCGTCAACCGTACCGTCTGAAATTTTATAACCCGTTTCGATAACGCCCTGGGTGATTGTTCGCTTCGCCTCAAGGCTCTCGCGCGTTTTTAATCTAAGTGACACCGTCACGCCGGAGTCAAAGACCATGACCGCGCGCGCATCGCGCGGCGCACTCATTACCCCATCCATCCCCGTTGCCATAAAAACCCCAAAAAAAATCCCCTACGTGAGGGGATTTTTACACCTTGGAGATCGCGCTTACAGTGTGTTACCGCTGACCGTCATTTCATGCCCAAAAACTCTGCCACCTTACTGGTAACGTACTCTGCGCCGGGCGGCATAAACATTTTTTCAAGAATGCCGGATAGCTTAGTAATTGTTAGTGGCCCATCAACGGACTGAACACCCATATAAAGCGTTACAATGCCCATCAGCAGCGCCAGAAAATAAATGGTATTCCATTTCCTCAACATAATTTGCACCTAATTTGCCCCCATTGATTCTGCAATATTAGCACCAGATTCATTATTTAAAAGACCTGTGTCATTAATATTATTAACGGTCTCCGCCGCTTCTTTGGCGCTGTTCACATAAACATGAGTTGTTTTGTTTCCGCTGTTGGTAATGGTCTGATTGCCTGTTTTCCCAGGAGAAATCAAGCCCGCCGCACTTTCCAACCCCGGTAATGGGTTCAGGTCAAATAAATCATTAAGCCCTCTAAAAGCCCTCAATGTCGGCCCGACAGGTGTTGCCTCCATGAAAGCCTTAAATGCAGTTGTTCCGGGATTGGCGACAGCATCGCTAATAACCCCTTCGCCATTTTTGCCTTTGGTCGCATTATCGATTCCCGTTGCCGCTTTGCCTGCCAAATCAACAACGGTACGCAAAAGCGCAATTAAATTAGGATAGCGGCGCTCAAACTCATCAAAGCTACCAAACAGGCCATCAAAGATGGTGCCACCTTCTCCACTTAGCCAGGCTTTCCACTCTACGAAAGCCTCATAAACCAACCAGACAGCGCCACCAATCGCGAGAAAAGGCCAAACCGCCGCCATTACCGGAATTGCTAATGCAGTGAACGCAGCGCCAACAGCGCCGAGGATGCCAATCAGGATGGCTGTCTTGCTCTCGTCAGCCAGGCTAGACCACATCTCCGCCACTTCGCTCTCAACACGGCGAACGATCGGAATCAGGGTGGTTGCTGCCCAATCAGTAAATTTCTGCCAGTCTCCGCCAATGGTGGCTTTTGCTAAAAATACCTGCCAGTCATTCCCCATGACCGTCATCGTCTGGCCCCACGTCCAGCCCTGTTTTTTCAGCAAATCCATGTTGCTGACTGCCATTTTTTGAAACGCTTTAATCATGGTTTCAGCCGTGAGCTTGCCATCTTCAGACATTTTGCGCAGACCTTTAACGTCTGTCCCGAAGGCTTTAGCCACCTCAGGGGCCATCGTGCCGATGGCCTCCATGAATGAGCGGAATTCATCGCCGCTGAAGCGGTCAGAGGAAAACGCCTGGCCCATTTGGTATAGCGCTGCGTTTACCGCCTCAGCGCTACCGCCACCGAGTTGTAATGCACCAACCAACCCTTTGGTAGCCTCTATGGTTTCCTCTTGCGAGAGGCCCAATTTTTGGGTTGCTGTCGCCATGTTGGTATACGTCGAGATAAATGACCCGCTATCACTTCGCATTTCGCTGGCGGCTTGATTCAGTTCAAACCATGCATCCTTAGCGTCTCCGGTTGTCTGCGCCAGCCTTGCGATTTGCGCCTGCTGGCGCTGGATGGCGTCAAGGTCATCAGCCAGCGCCCTGCCGAACGCAATCACCCCCGCCGTCAGACCAGCGCCACCGATTAACGTTTCCATGCCAAAGCCAGAACCGCCAGCGCCCTCACCGCCATTGCCGTTATTAGGCGCTGGCTCGCCCGGAGCAGGCTCACCAGAAAACCGACCGGCTGACACATCAAAACGTGCGAAAGGGTTACCGCCTGGCGAATGTGGATCGACTAAACCACCGCCGCGCGGAGGTAATCCCGCACCGCCACTACCACCAGCCGGAGGCGGCGCAGTAATGCCACCGCCGTGCGCCGGGACGATTTGCTGTATGACTCGCTGAATAACCGGTTTAGGCGTGGGCGCTGGGCTAAAATCCGCTGAACCGGGCGCAGGCAGTGCAAGCAATTTTGACGTTCTGCCACCCGGCAAAGCCATACCACCACCAGCGAATGAACGACCATGAGGCGATGGAAGATAGCCCGCCACCCCGTTACCCAATCCCTGCGTTGCAGCACGAGCAACTTTTTGCGCTTCTTTGCGCACCGCCTCTGCCAGAGGCGTACGGCTAATCAGGTTTGCGCCCGTCGCCGCAATCGCTGTGACTGCGGCGGTCGTCGCGAGTGTTGGCGCAGCGGATGAGCCAGACGGCGCATAAGGGCTCGCAGGCTTCAGGTTGTTCACGCGCTTAATAGCGGCATCCAGCTGGTTTACTTTGCTGATGGCCCGGTCTATTGCCGCGTCAAAAGAATTAAGCCCGTCAAGGTCAGGTATAACGTCGATTTTCGTTACAAGGTCGGCTGACTGGTCTGTCATTTTTTCACCTTACTAAGCGCGTGCTGAACCGCGTTATCAAACTGGATAACGGCGGAGGCTCTCATAATGGAATCAAAAGATGCGCGGCCTGACACTACATCTGCGTAGCTAATCAGGCCGCTTTCAATCACTCGCCAGATGACGAGCTCGGTGCGGATTTTTCGGTCAAGGTTTTCAGCAAGGCGCTGAACAGTTGCCGCATGGCCCCCTGCATCGTTATCGCTGTGTCCAGACCAATATTTTTTTTTAACCCGTTACTAACTGGCACGATGGAGAGCTTAAGGCACTCCAGCGCCACCAGATAAACATCAGCAACGTCAGCCGCCGTAAAGTTGAGGTTTATCGCGTCCCAGCTGTCAAGGAACGCGCCGCCATCATCCAGCAGCTGCGCGCGGGACATGGTCAGCAGCGTAAACAGCAGTTCGTCATGGTCTTCCCTGTTCAGAATACCAAAGACCTTAGCCGACATGCTGAGGATGCTTTCCACCTGGCTGATACCATGCTTAGCCAGAATTTCCGCTACGCGCAGGTTAAAATGGATCGCATCAAACGCACTCATGCGAATAATGCAGTATTTCCGCCCGTTAATTTCAACGTGTTTGATTGACTCATCCATCAGATAATACTCACGCCGTTAATGGTGGAATCCACCTCACCCGTCACGATTTTCCATTCCAGCGTTTGTGCGCCGGCACCGTTATTTGCCCCATCCGTTGGCTGGCGAGCAAACATGCCATAGCCGATACGGTGAACAGACGCGTTACGCGTATTGGTCAGAGAAACCGGGAATACAGCCTTGGTTTTTTGAAGCAGCGCCAGCGCGGTATTCGTTGGTGAGTTTCGCTGCGTGATGAAGGAAACAGAACCCTCATCCGTTGGGTTATCAACGAAAGACCAGTCGCCGCCGATACCGGACGTCACAGTCACCTGATCGTCAGCCATTTCAATAATCAGGTTACTGTCTTTAGCAAGGCCCATAACAGGCAGAACGCCAACCGTTAACAGCCAGTCTTTTGAGGACATTACGCCTAAGTACATAATTTAAATCCCATAGGTCATGGCTGTGCCGATAGCATCTACGTGCTTAATGGCATAGCGAAGGTAAAAACGGAATTCCAGTTTCAGATCGCCTTTAATGCGTTGCGCGGCGCTGATATCGGAGAGTTTCGGGCGAACCACTTCAAACCCACGAACAAAGTCACCGTTTTCATCGGTGAAATTCTCCATGATGCCGCCAGCGGTCTGGCCTGCTTTCAGTGAGCTTTCAATCATGTTGCACACCGTTTCTACACCCGGAGCATCAAAGCCGACTTTGTTACGGTTAACGAATAATGTCGCCTGGTCTTTCTGTACTCGGTCAGCCTGCCAGTAACAGAATCGAACAACCTCTACAGATTCACCATCGCCGCAGGTGCCCGGATAGGTCACGGTGATGCCGGAGCCGTAATCTTCAAACGTATTACCGTTCAGCGCCTGAATCTTCTGGTAATCGGTTTCGGTGAAATCGTCATATTTGACGCCGTTCAGTGTTTTCAGCGCCCACGTTTCAGAACCCGGCTGCATAACCAGACAGCGTCCCGCCAGCGCGGCATCAAGGAAGTTTTTCGGCTGTTTGGTGGCAATCGCAAAGGATCCCGCCATGCCTTTATCGTGCAGATATTTGGTAATGCTGTCTGTTGCCCAACCGGCGCGGGTGTAATCGTCCAGGAATACGCCCATCTTATCGATTTGCGATTCAATCCAGTCAACACAAGCTTTTTGCACATCCAGATCGCGTGATGTGGTCATGCACATGAAAAACTTACTGTACTGGTTTTTGATGGCGGCAAGCGCAGCAGGTACGGCAGCGGCAAGCGCCGTGGATTCCGCGTGAACAACGTCAGCGCCCTCCAGATAAACAATGCGGCCATCAACCAGAAAGCGGCCTGCCGTGGTCTGGTCTGCGACAATATCCGTTGACGCGCCAGTGCTACCTGACCACGCCGTCCCGTTATAGCTGGCGTATTTGTAGGTATTGCCCTGGATATAACCAATAGTGGCTTTTTTGCCAGTTGGCGCACCAACTACCGGGACGTTGTTGAGGGCAATCTGAGTTTTGCTATAGGCCGCTGAGAAGTCGGCGACAACCAGCGTATCCGGCGCGGGCTTTTGAGAAAAATACGCCTGAACAGCCAGTAAATTATCACCGGCAACGCCATCAGCGATTGCGTCGTCCGGGTTGGTATAAACCCGATATAGGTCGCTAAAATTAGTGATATCTGCACTTTCATAATCGTTATGCGTCCGTCCATAGAATGCCGCAGCTGGCGCAAGGATAATTCCCACGCCAAATACGCCATATTTGGCGGCAGTTGTCTGCCGACCAATTTTGACACTAAAAAGCCTGCTTAAATTCGCCATTTAATAGCCCCTGATGTGTAGAGTGACTTCACCGTCACACGGCTTAACCGTGGCGCTTTCAATCCAACTCTCTCGTTTGTAATACCGATACACAAATTGAAGTGACAGCGTCACTTGCGCCATTTGCTGGTAAACGAGGTTATCAATTAGCGGTGAGCTATTCTCGAAATCGCCTGAGCGGTCAATGTTGCAGTTGTTGTCGTACTGCCAGAAATCGCCCTGAGTGCTGTCCACTTCCAGCATGAAGTTTTCCAGAAACTCCTGGGCATCATCAGCAGCGCGAATCACCAGCACTTCAGCAGTGCAGTTGTAGTGATAGACGCGGTAATCCCCGTCCCAGCTTTTTTCGAACGGTAACGGCTCGCGGGATGAGCGAATAAGGTGAATGGCGGTAAACGGATTCTTTGGCTCTGGTAGCTTCTGTTGAGCATAAACGGGGTTATCCCCCACCAGCTGGATAAGCGCCTGACGAACGCGCACCAGCGCTGCATATGGCACACCCGTCATAATTTGCGGGCTCGCGTGGGCATCGGTCAGTTTTAATTTACCTGCCGGAAACTTAACGACACAGCCAACCGACAGCGCGAAATCAGCAGAGATAGTAACTGGCGCGCCGCTGCCGTCATCCAGCGCAACAGCAGTGATATACGCTAAATCACTGCCGTTGTAAGGGGTGAAGAGAATGTCTTTGTTATTGCCGCTCGCGGTGAAAGTCGCTTTTTCAGCCCGGTAATCCGGGTAGGTAACCTCCCCGCTAACGGTCATTAATTTAACCGTGTATGTCGCCATTATCCCACCAGCGCCAGCGCGTCCTGTTCTTTCATGATGAAAAGCAGGTATTCATAGTGATTAATGACGCCGTTTAGCCACTCCTGACGTTGCACCACCTCGTAATACTTGCCCCCGCAGAACAAGATCGCACCGTTATGCTCGCCCTCTTCTGTTTCAGCCAGGTCAGCCTCTCCAATGGCCTCCAGATAATCATTTGGCTTGCGCCCGGTCAGGTATTCGCGAAACGAGCCATTGGCGTCCACTGGCTGCATGCTGAGAAAAGCGGATTTTTGTTCCGAATATTCCTGGCGAACCATTCCGCCGACCGTTTCAGCGGGTAGCGGTTGCCAGAACTGGATTAGTCGTCTCATTTGTCGGCCCTGTAGTTAACTGTTTGAATGAGCACCCCGCCATGAATCAGCGGTTTTGAGCTGCCCTTGCGGGCTATGGTGAGTTTTGAGTTGGGACGGTATAGCGCAGAGTCGTTTATGGTTTTTCGCGTGATAGCGACGGCCTGAGCGCCGATTCTGGCAATGGCCTGTTGTGGTGTGATGCGACCGCGAGCAACATCGCGCAAAACCTCTTTGTAAGCGTCTGTTCGCATCCAGTCGGCGATACGGTCAGAGGCAAAGCGCATAAACGGACGCTCCGGGATTAACTCCCACCCCATGGCGTTTTTAGTGCCAAAGTTATTCCAGGCTCCATAAAGTGCAACGTCTACGCCGTTATTGAGTTTCCCGCGATGAATGCCAACCGTAAGCGTTACACCCGCCAGCGACTGGATGCGCTGGCGGATAATACGGTCAGCGCCGCGCGTTTCTAACTTCGCACCACCTCGCATGGATCAAACTCCATTTCCATTTTTAAAAAAGCGGAATATTTCACTATGAAAGCAGGGTTTGTCGATTTTTTAGCGGCGGGCGCCGCAGCTGGCCAACCCCACTTTCCAGAATAAAATCCCGTTAAAGCCCATGAACGAAACGCAATTATCAAGCCCACCAGCAGATGGGCTTTGTAATGGTCACTCAATCGTCAAGCTGCAATACGCCATGCTCCAGTGAGTCGGAGTATGCAATCAGCCCCGTGTATTCCGGGATAATCTCGCCGTCATCTGCTTCGAACTCAGGGATCGTCGAGGTGGTGATGGTGTATTGAGGCTGGCCATCTTCTTTTGCGAAAACTGCCAGATCTTCGATTTGTTTAGCTGTAAGAACTACTGTCATTTTTTCATCACTCTTAGTTAACGTATTGATTTAGTGGAGGCTCAAAATTGAGCCAGGTTAAGAGGCGTGACCGATAACAATGCAGCCACCGGACAGATTACCCATGGCGTCAAGAAACTCCTCGCCCCACTGCGTACCCTGCCAACCTGCCTTTTGTGCTGCGGCGGTAAAGGTCATTGCAACCTTACCTTCACGCCTGCTGGCGACACCGCGCACACTGGCGCTAATACCTTCTACTGCGACCGGGGCGAGATTAGCGGCGACGTACAGCGCTTTCAGGCGCTCTGTGTCATAACCGTATGCCGCTGCGGCTTGCAGGTCATATAGCCGCTCACATTGAGAAGAAAGGGCGCTAATAGCGCCCCCATCAAGTGTTATCCCCGGCAACAAAATGGCTAACCAATCGTTTACCGTCATGAGAGCACCTTATTCGTCTTCAGATTCCAGAGCTTTATCGTGCTCTGCTTTGATGCTGGCAGCGGTCGCTTCATCTACTTCCTTCAGCTTTCCTTCATCCAGTAGCTGTTTTACACCGCCAATTTTCAGCGTTTCCGCTGGTACTTCCACCACGTCGGTAGGCGCAACGACGATGGTTCCCATGGTTCCCTCGTCGCTTTTCGCCATGATGTGGATTGGCGCTTCGGTTTTATTGGTCAGGAATGCAACGGCTTTTTTAGTGGTCATCGTTTAAATCACCTTCGTGGACTTAGCCGCCGCCAGCGGAGCGCGAACAATCACGCCAGCAGACTTGGACAGGCAAGGGATAGACAGGTCAAGGCCGCTGCGCTGAACCGGCAACTGGCGGAACAAAATCGGCGTTGCCTGGGCGAAGTGGCGACGGTTGTTCATCAGTGCGATACAGATGCCGTCATCGTCCAGATCGGAGTTTTTACGGAACGTAATTTCCGGGTATGAAGTTCGCAGGAACGACAACACCGTACCCAGCGTACCGGACAGGCGAAGCCCCTGAATTCGCGCCCATGCTTTGGACGGCATGTGGAATTCATTGGCTTCGTAGATTTTGGTGGTGTTTACGGCTGCAATAATTGCCGCAACATCATCACAGACCTTGTCACCGTCAGCGCTTGCCCAGCCGCCTTGTACGGCAACATTCGGGATGTTCGGATGCTCGATAAAGCCGATGACATTGTATTCTTTGTTACCGCGCCAGATGAAATTGCTGATGGTGCGCTCATGTGCTTCACGAGTGTTGAGCGCAAGGATGTTATCCAACGGAGTGCCGGACATAGCGGCGGAGAGTACATCGTCATAGGTGTAGCCATAGCCGAGACCATAGGTATACATCTGCGCGAAGTATTCACGGCCTTTGGCGCTCATCATCGGCATATCCGTACCAAATGCCGCCATGATTTTTGCCATGCCATAAGCCGAATACATGCGGTATCCGACCCATTTTGAACCCTCATTAACCCCCGGCTCCTGCTCAAACATGGTGAGCGCGACGGGCGCGGGCATTTCTTCCATGTAAACATCTTTGGACATGGAAATAAGGTCACGGGCAAAAATAAGCCCTTGCTCGTCGGTATTAAGATTCTGGATGGAACCGCCAGACTGTGCTTCCGCCAGCAGCTGGGCCATCATCTGACCCAATAATTTCTCATTCATCGTGTGTGTTTTCCCTGTTAGCTGACGGTGATTACAGCTGTATCAGTAAAGCCACCATCATCGGTCTTAACTGTGATGGTTGCGGTTTGTGCGGCAGTTGCGCCAGCAGCAACAGTAACCAGCCCGCTTGCGTCAACAGTGGCAACGTTGGCATTGCTTGATTGATAGGTAACGCCTTTATTGGTTGCGCCAGACGGGGTGACAGTCGGCGTTAACTGCTGAGTACCGCCAGCGGCTTTGGAGGCTGTCTTAGGCGCAACGGTCACACCAGTAACAGGCGTATCATGCGGATATCCCGCCGCCAGTGAGTCACCATCGGTTACCATCACAACGGCGGTTCCGCCGCGCTGCACAGGCGTTTCAAAGCGGAAACGGCTCTTATCGGTTGAACCGGCAACGCCCCATTCCATATAGCCAGTGGTACTATTGCGACCTTTCGGAATAGCCAGATCGCCCTCTTTTGGTGTCTCCCCAGCTTTAACCGCAACGCGAATCGGGCCATTTTCAACGATGCCAACCGGACAGTTGATGGTGACAACGCCGATACGGGTGTTACTGCCAAAAGTCGGCATAGATGGCATGTTGCTGTGCGCGCCTACGGCAATACCAATAGCATCGGTAACATCACCGTTGGTCGGTAATGCAATGATGGTGGAGTCGTTACCGGATCCCAATTTAACGGCATCGCCCGGCGCAACTTCACCACCAGCGCGGCGCGATTTTACTTTGGCACCGGATTTGAAGGATGGCAGGACAGCGAGGTCACCCGGCAAGCCTGCATCAAAATCGTTTTTAATGGTCAGTTGCATTATTTGCCAGCCTCTTTCTTGCCGAACATGCGCGCCTGATAATCACGGTGCGCCTGACGGTCATCGCTGCCGCCCTGCTCGTCGTTGTTAGGTGTGCGCGGGTTGCGCGGGGTTTGTTCAAACTTCTTACCGCAGGCCACCAGCGCCATAGACAGAGCGACATCAGTTTGCTCATCGCTCCAGCCGTCCATATTGATTTCCGGGTGCGCTTTTTTAATGATGGCCTGCTTAACCAGTGCGATATCGCCCAGGCTATCGGTATTGATGTTCAGGCGCTTGGCCGCTTCTTTGAGCTGATGTTCCTGACGCCCGTCAGCAACGCCGCGCTCGTAAGCTTCATTGCTGGCAGAGTCCATGTTGATGATTTGCTTATTGGCTTTAAGCAGATCGCCACGAGTTTTGCTGAGGTCACTGGTAAGCGTCTGGTTAGTCGCCTCCAGTTCAGTGATTTTGGCTAACGCCTCATCTAATTCCATTGGTTCACCGTCCAGATTGAAAGTCGCTGATTTAACTCTTGGATTACGCACAATGCTCAGGTGGTTGTAATTAATCCCCTTCTGCTCTGTGTCGTACTCTTGCCCGTCAGGAGAGCGCCCCGTTACTTTGGGTTTCTCGTCACACTGATAACCCGCTGACGCGCCTCGTAAGGTCTTATCCTGTTGAATCAGACGAATGGATTTTTCGTCCTGAATCAGTGCGCGGGCCACAAACTCATCACCCTGACGCATAACAGCGGTTACCACGCCCGCAGAGACGGCCCGGTAATTTTTTGCCGTTACCAGACCGCTTCGCGGGTGTGACACTGTCACAGGCTTGCCGATTAAGGTATTCATTGAGTCCTGGTTAAACAATTCATCGGCTGAGCGGTACTCTTTCGCCGTGAATGCGTCGCCGCGTTTGCGGTCGTAAACCAGAACGCCCGGACGGGCGATGGGGATATCAATCTGGAGATAACCCTCAGGGGTTATCGTCCATTGTTTGATAGCGTCAAGATTGACTGGTGATTCTTGCTGCAATTTCTTTCTCCGCGTCAGCCACGTCCGACGCAGAGAACAGCCATTCAGGATAGCAACGGCAACCATTAGGTTGACCTGGGTTACCGTCGCGTGGCGGTCTGGTCGGCGTGTATGCCTTTCCTTCCCGCACAACATGCTCTTTTCGCTCGCGCTCGTCTAACATGCCCCGCCAGCGGTAATAGTTCATCCCTCCGGCTCTGGCGTTGGCCTCCTCCAGATTCCATGCCTGATTACCGATTTCATTACGGGCAACATTTCGCGCGCGCCTGTAGGGAATATCCATTTCAGTTGCCAGCTGGTTTGCGATGTAGTCAACGCCGCGCCCCTCGCGCAATCCCTGCTGAACAACCTTAATCCCGCGCTGTAACGCCTCCTCGCTAACGTTCTGCATGCGGCCCATGCTCTCGGTCAGCCAGTCGGCGGTTTGTTGGATCAGCTTTTTGTCACCGTCATAGATATCGATGGATATCAGTTCCGCCATGCTCTCATGCGGGATGGTGACTCCCTGAGCCAAATCCACGCCCGCTGCGGCTCGAATAATGAGCCGAAAATCATCAACGGCAGCGTTAGCAAGCTGTGTGCTGGCGGTATCCATAGCGGTGAGTGATGGCGCGACACTCGCCGCCGTCACCGTTTCGGTCAGCGCTGCGGCCTGCTTAGTGATTGCGCCAGCGGTTTCTGGTGTCGCGGGGATCGCTTTTTTCAGGTCAACGAGCTGCACCCCGTCAACCTTGAAACGCTGGTAATATCCCTGCCAGTATTTATCGGTCAGGCCAAAACTGCCGTTGGTTATTGCTGTCTGTATCTCGTCAGCCGCGCGGTTAATGGCAGTGATATAGATATCCGGCTTAACGCCAGCGGCTTTCGCAACGTCTTTAGCCAGGGCGATACCCGCCGAGCGGTTAACCTCACTGGTGATGTAGGCCGGAACCGCGCCATATTCACCATCTTTGAGCAACGCAGGAATAGCGCGCAGGAATGGGGTTGCGTCGGGTGCGATGAGTTGCACCACGGACATAATGATTTTTTCCTGCTGTTCGCGCGTCATGCGCGAGAAACTGGCCCCTGATTTCTGGCGAATGTAATTGCGCACCCGCTTAATGGTGGCGGCGGCGACAATCTCCCCAAGCAGGTCATCAACCGAAACGTCTTTCCCGTCTGCGGCGTCAGTATTGAGTACGGCACCCGATTTCCCCAGCGCCCGGTACGCTTTCAGGCTCGCTTTACGAACCCATTCGCCAAACTGGCGAGCGTTATCGCCCAGGCGCTGGGCAAAGACCATTTCTATCGCCAGTGGATAGCCAGCGTCATAGCGTGGTTTACTCTTCGCCATTTCCGGCACCGTTCTGGTTGTCACTGCCGCTATTCTGGTTCGGATTTTCACGATTCTGGTCTGAATCGTCGTCATTCTGGTCGTCTATGGTTCCGGTTGCGGGTGCAGTGGTCGAGAGCAACTTAACAGCCCCGGTTTCCTGTGCCGTGGCGCGGGCTTCCTCACTGGTGATGCTGCGCATGTTGTAATAAATCTGCGTGGTTTCGGCGCGCTTCTTGTCCCGGTCAACTTCCCGGTCAATCTGGCCCTGTGACTTGTTTGGCACGAACTCAGCCCGGATACCTAAATAGCGCGTTGCCAGCTTTTTCAGTGCCGGAATAATGTCGTTGGTGGTGATGTGGGAAACAAGGTTTTGCCATTGCGCGTCGGCGCTGGTATCGCTGTTTGACAACCCGCCCTTACGCTCTGCCAACATGGACGCCGGGAACCCGGTTTCGGCGCAAATCACCTTGAATGCCACGTCCATGATTTCCTCTGACCCTGTCATGGTGGTTTGCAGGCGCTCTAACTCCTCATCAGCATCGATTGCCACAATGTCATTCAAATGCCGTGTCGCAGCAATTCCACCAATTCGCCTGGCTACCTGCGCCTCCCCTTTAGCTGTGCGCAAATCCTCCGCTAAATCCTGTTTCTTATAGATATCCTGCACTGACAGCGAAAGAATGCTGATGATGAGCTCATGAGACAGGCCGAGACGCTGGAGCGCCGCATAGGGTTTACTGAGTATCGGCGCGCCGAACTCAATACCGGCGCAGTGCAGAATCGGCTGATAGTTCGGATCCCCGAACAAAATAGAATCTTCCTGCTCTATAAACACTTCGCCGCCGATGGGCGCTTTAAGCTGGATGCGCCAGCCCTCCGGCAGGCCAAACTGCGGCGAGTTGTAATCAGTAAACCAGTCGTCTGACGGCGTAATCCAGTTAGCCCCATGGCTACGGACAAACTCATCAGCCATGACCAGTATCGCCCACCCATGCTGGCGCTTTAGCACCGTGGCGCTTTCCACAGCCTGCCAGATTTTCAGGTCGTCAAAAAAGGCTTTGATTTTTTCGTCATCAGTCGGGTTTTCCGTTACAACCGTGAAGCCGTTCAGCATGGCAGCGGCAACCGGTTCACTGATAATGCGCCAGCCAATGCCGGACGTTTCCCCCGCCATTGCCGCCACCAGCGGCACCATGCCCTCAACCGTTCGCGCTTTCATGCGGTTCGCAGTGGGCGAACTCATCCCCGCCGCGCCCTGCGCCAGTCCGCCAGCGGCAACACTGGTCATCATGCTGACATAGCCGTCATGGTTGTAGTTTGCAGGCATTAAAACGCCCTCTTTGGTAATGATGCCCTCTTTGGGGATCGTGCTGGTTTTGTCTATCATTCGATAATTCCTGATTTCATGCGTACCAGATGTGGGAATATGGCGTCAGCGTAGTCCGTGGACACGCCCAGCCGCTGTTTAACTTTTTTCTTGGCTTCAATTTTGATTTTGTCCTCTGGCGTGGTTTCCCACATGACGCCAGTGGAATCGGAAAGGATGCGATCGAGATAACGGCGCGGGATATCGCTGGAAATGGCAAACAGGCCGTCAGGCGGCATAACATCGGTGTCCAGCCAGCGAACGGTATCGTTCACCGCGTCACGATAAGCCCACCACGCCTGCGCGCGGAGGTTTTCGAAGGTATCACCGTTTGGCCTGCCGCCACGGTAACGGGATTTTTTACGTAACACTTCGCCCTGGGCTACGAACTTACGGAATTCAATTTCCGAGTCGTCGTATTTGTTCAGTTCGCCTTTGACGCCAGAGCCCACGCCCACTGAGTCGTAAATCAGTACGGCACAGCCCTCCTCTGTCGCCATCCTGAGCGCCTGCTGTGCAAGCTGAACAGTGTCGCGCGCCTGCAAACGTTCAACACGGTACAAAAAACGCCCGTCAAAGAATGACAGTACAGAATCATCATCACCATCGTCGGCGACGTCGAGCACTGCCGTTTTAACGCCAGTGCGGCAGGCTTTAGCCAGTCTGGAATCAGGTTTAACAATCAGCCTTTCAAGATTGCCGCGATTGACCACGGCCCCCGGCAGGTCGTTAACTGGCACACCATTCCAGATATTGTCGTAACGGTCAGGGTAGTATTTCAGTGTGTAGAGGCGCTCTTTGTTTAGCGTCTCGTTAAAAAACGGGTTGTGATACCAGTTAACTTCCTCAACGTACCAGTCATCTTCAGCGTTAAGCACAAAGCGCACGTAGGTTTCATCCCACGCGAACGCCGGGTTAAAGGTAATCCAGAGTTCAGCACCTTCGCGGCGCAGCGTCGGCGCGAGGGTTTCCCATGCCTCGGCGGAAATGGCGTGAGCCTCTTCCACCCAGCAGATGTCGATGCCCTCAATGGATTTGATGCTGTCGAGGTTTGACTGAAAGCCCAGGAACCGGAACTCAGCGCCGGATTTGGCCCGTATGCTGTTGTTGGTCACGGTAAACTCTGATTCGTATCCAAGACGGCGGATCGTGTCGCTCAGCAGTTTATGTGATGACGCATCTATCGACTTCTGCACCCGGCGCAGGCACAGGACGCGCAGGTCGTAACGCACAGCCAGTTCAATCAGCGCCTCAGCGATTCGCCATGACTTACTGGAGCCGCGACCACCACGCAGGCATTTAACGCGATGCGGTTTCGTTGTAAGCGCCCGCATGCAGCGCCGCCACTCCGACATTTTCTTTTTTTCAGAAAGCCAGTATTCACGGCGCTCTAAATCGTTATGTGGTGCCAGCTCAATCACCGTCATCGCCGCCCATCTCCGCGTAAATCTCCGTCAGCGTTTCACGCGCAATGCGTTTCCCTTCATCGGTAATCGGTTTGGTGATATCCACCCCGGCAAGCGTAAGAATGCGCGCCGCGAGATGCGACTTATCCAGCCCCTCAACCTGCCAGCCGTGTTTTGTGCGCTTAATGTTTTTTACCGCGCGGGTGTCTATCGCCCTGACCTTGCTTTGATAGACTTCTGGATCGAGCCCTTTTATCTGGTCAAGTTCGCGGAGTTGCATCATCACCTCAGCCGCATCCGGCGCGCGAAAACGCGCTGACAGGTCAATCAATGCCTCCTGACGTCCAACGATATCTTTGGCGATGATATGCCGCCTGTAGACGCTGACAGCCTGCTGTATCTCGTTATCCTTGAGTAACTTTTCAGCCTGAAAATCATCATTAAAACCTTTGTATTCTCTGCCTCGCGATTTGGCATAGCTGAAGCCCGGAGCCTCCTGCTCCTCCGCCACCAGCTTTGCAAATGCATCATCTCGTTTACTAATTTTTATGGTCACAACGCCCCCTTTGTGAGGCTTGCAGCGTATCGGGGAAAGTGGGGGATCAAAAACAGCGTTACCGCTGGCGTGTAGTACAAATAAAAAAAGACCACCATGGGGGCATGGTGGTCGAATCATCACAAGGCAAAAGAGCAATGGTTAAGGCAAAGTTTCCGATGGCATCGCAAGGAGGAACCCTTATCCGCTTGCGATGTGGTCATTATGTTTTTTATCGGGATTAATTCAAAAAACGATGTGAGCGGTAACTTTTCTGCGGGCTATTTCTTTTAATGCGTGGCTAATGTCGCTCGCGCTGAACAACCATTCTGCGCAACAGCAACGACAACTAAAGTGCGCGTTAATGTGGAATGATGAACCATCTAAATCGGCATGATGAGGATTTATCCACCAGACATTCCCATCAGTAGAAATGCACCTTAGACGAAAATAACGCAACCCAGCAATGCGGGCATTTCTTCGCTCTTTTCGCCAGGAGTCGCGCCCCATCACTACGGAACCGGCGCATTCCGCAGCCCATTGCTTAGTTACTTTCGCCTCGCCTGCTGAATTCACCCTAATGACCGCGTAAGTCGGTGTTTTCACATTTCCATCCATGCTTTTTGCTGATGGGCTTGATTCTAATTTGTAGTTGAAATAAGATCTATACAGGTGCTCAAAACACCCATACACAGCGGTATATCACCCCGTCAGCGTGATTTTTTTGTGCCCAGAATTTATGCTCTGGTGGCTCCGGCTACGTGAGTGCTGAATTATGGGGTGGAGTGCGGCTAATAGCGCCTTGTGCGTAATACGCCCGCCGACTGTGTACGGTTTTGAGCTCCACCCCGCCCATCTCAAAAGTGGGTTTCAGTCTCGTACACAGGAGCGCCCAAAATGGCTACATTACTGACCATCACCGATACTGCCGAACTGCTGGCACAAACTATCACCTTCCTGAAAACCGCTGGCTATGCCAGTGCGGCAATGATACCCGTTCATAAAAAACCCTCAAACGAAGGTGCGAAACAGGAAGCAGACGCGCCCACCACCGCACCAGAGGTTTACATTGCACCCGGCCAGCAATATGCCAACGCCCGCGATGCCCTGGCGCATATGGTGCATGAGCTTAAAAATCCCGATCGCAATAGCTACAACGAAACGCTGGATTTTACCTACGCAACGCTGGCCCAACTGCTGGATATGCTGCGAGACCCGATTTATCGGCATGGTCTGATGCTTAATCAGGAACTGGTTCATGCGGTCAACGCAACCGACAGCCTGCCGTTCAATATGGTGACAACCTTCCATCACAATCCAACCGGCACAGAGGTGTCATTCACCCTGCCCGCCTACATCAAGCAAGATAAGAGACTGGATGCCTGCCAGCAGTTTGGTGCCACATACACCTATTACCGCCGTTATGGTCTGCGTCAGGCACTGGATATTACTGACGGTGATGATGATATCGACCAGGCCGACCGCAAACGCGATCGCCGCAAGGCTCGCGCCCTGAACAGCAGCCGCCAATGGAAACCAGCCACCAGCACCCGCACCAAACCAGAAGCAATCCTCAATATTCTGGTTGCAGCTGGAGAGTTTACCGGCGCTGCGGCCATCGCCCAGGCAAAAGCCCGCAATCCGTATCTGCGTACACCGCCAGAAGTGGCTGAGAATATGATTGCCAGCCCGGACGGACTGAAAAGCGATATTGAGATGGCGCGTGATACAGTGCTGCGATTCGGCCTGACGGACGCTCACTGGCAGGGCTTTTATCAGGATGCTGGCATATTCAGGGTTGACGGCGATGACCTCATCGATACCCGCTCAGGCCAGCATGTTGATGCCGATACCGCGATGGATATCGCTGAATCCCTGACAACAGTGGCGCTGTCTACCGCCGATAACAGCGACGTTCGTGACTCCAGCGACAGGATCGCCCCGCCGCGCACATTCATTCCTGATTGCTCCCCCCTGAGCGCTGATGAGGAGGCGTTCGTGCTGGCCGTTGAGGCGGGCCATGATGACGAAGTCATGGAAATCGCCATGCAGCTTATGGAAAGTCACATTGCCAGCGGCCTGAATATGCGCGAGGTTCACGCTGATACTGGTTACCATCGCCGCAACTGGTATAACGCCTGTCGTGAGTTTTATACCCTGTCGCTGATGGCCGGGAATATTAATTTTGATGCCCTGGCTAAATCTGAATTTTCCGTTGCCCGCACCCTGACTAATATCGTTGGCGCTGATGGCGATGACGAAGTCAGTGAAGCCTCCATTATGACGGCAGAGGCCCAACTGGAACGCGAGCAGCGCATTGATATGGCTGACGAGATGCAGCAGAAAGCCGACATTGCGCGCGAAATTGCCTCCGGTAACACTGACACAGCGACAAAACTGGCCCAGCTTCACGAAATCGCCAGCCGCTGCGATACGTTTACCGCCACCTATATCGATACGCTGATACTGCACGTTGAAACTGACGGCGCATTATGCGAGATGCCGATTTATATCCCTGAATCAGATTTTCCGTACTGATATGCGGGGTATGCATCGTGAAAACTGTCGAACAAAAGTTACAACGTCACGTTGAGAAACAGCGCGAATACCAGCAGCGCGCGATTGAGCGCCAGCGCGCAAAGCAGGCCGACCCGGAATGGCGGCGGCAGCAGCTTGATAAACAGCGCGAAAGGCAAACCCGTTACGCCGAACGGGCAAAAAATCGCCCTTGCGGCAGAGGATTGAAAGGCAGGACGCCGCGCGCCGCTGAGCGCGCATTGATGGATAAGATTGGCGCTCTGCCCTGTATCGCCTGCTATGTAAATGGGATCGTGAATGAAGTGGTAAGCCTGCACCATATTGACGGGCGCACATCAGATGGCGCTCATGGTTATGTGCTGCCATTGTGTGACCATCACCACCAGCATGCAGCGCCAGCTACAATGCGCGCCATTTATTCCTGGCTGGTTCCGGTTCACGCTGATGGTAACTGCGGCGGCAAGGCTGAATTTGAACAGCGAAACGGCACCCAGGCGGCGCTATATGCCCTTTGCCTTGAAATGATAGCCTGAACACCTACCAGAGCCACCAGCGTCGTCTGGCGGCGTTACCGCTCGCCCCTTTGCTGTACCTCTCCTCTTCGCATCGCTTTTAATCGCACCTGACATTTATTAATGAGGTGCTTATGTCTGAAAATAACTACGGGGCGTTAATGATGCGAGGAAAATTACCTGCACCCTCCAACCTTAACAACTTTGGCCCTACACCTGAATATGTTGGCATATGGGATGCCAGCATCACTAATTCAACTATGGCCAATGGATTTCCTGAGAATGCTGCGCAGGGTATTCTCGAAGTTTTTATTGGTGGGCCTTTCTCTTGCATGCAACGCTTCACCCTGGCTGGCGGAAAAGTCTATATACGTCAACTTTCAGCGGCATGGAATGGTGTGGATGGCCCATGGTCAAGCTGGCAGCCATCAGGTATCTTTTCCGGAATTATTGGCGATTCTCGCAATGCATTTCTGAGCATTCCCGCTCCATCCACCACAGCGGCTTTTACAGCGGAATCACTAATTGTTGAAGATTCCACAGGAAGGCAATACCGCCTCAAAAATGTCAACGTTAACATTAATTTGACCTCGTCAGGTGTGGGCGGCATGACAGGAGGCGCTGTGCCAGCAACAGGATTTGTCGCGCTCTATGTTATATATAACCCAACGACAGGCGATGCTGCTTTAATTGCAATTGACGCTACGACAACCTCAGCCCCTGAGTTTTTCCCCGGTACTCTTCCTGCCAATTTCATTGCGTCCGCCCTTGTTAGTGTATGGCGGGTGATTTCTGGCCAGTTTTCGATTGGCTTTCAAGTTGGTCGCAGCATCTCAACCACAAACAATAGCTTACTCACCACTACTACACAGGCTGCAACAGCAACAGCGCTAAACGTATCCTCCATTATTCCAAAAAATGCCACCGCATTGATTGCTGCATCTGGTGTTGTTCAATCCACTCCCTCTAGCGCGGCGGGGATAATCATCCAATCATCTCCTAGCGGAATTGGTGAGATCGGCACACAGGCTGCTGCAACTCAGGGAACAACAGCATCCAATGCCAACGCCACTATTAAATTAATTACCAGGCAGACGATCTACTACAAAACCATTGGTAGTGGTGCTGGTACTTTTAACATTTACTCCTCCGGCTATGAATTCTAAAGGGGTGGTTATGCGCATTCATGTAACATTTAATGAAGATAGAACTTTAGTATTGTCGGTTTTCTCATCTCCCCAGGAAAAAAGCAGCGAAGTTGAGCAAAATGATGAACGCTACGCCGCCTTCTATGACTCATTACCTGAAATTATGAAATTAAATCTTCCAATTCCTTACGAACCAAAATAATCCAAGGCCGCTTATGCGGCCTTTTTCCTGCTGTGCACTTCCCACAATGACACACCCATTGATTCACAGAACGCCCCCAAACTCCCCAAATCTGACCACTCGCGAACACCGCCGCGCGCAGCTTCGATAAATATCGCCGCATCAGCTGAGCGGTGGATCCCAAACAATCGCCACTTACCCCCCCCCTCTGCTCTGGTCGCCACCACGCGGGCAAACATGCCCATATCATAGAAGTCCCTGAATGCTGGTTTTTTACGTGTCGTTACCTTCATAAATGACAAACCCCCGAAATGTTGATAACAAATCAGGGGAATGTTGACACAAAAACAGACAATGATTTTTTTTATTTACCAGCGGTCACGACGCCTGCGCAATGTCTCTCGCTGACGGCAATGGGTTGCTGTATACCATCCCACTGATAACCGGGGCGGTAACCATTTGCGTTTCGTTTTTCCGCTTCAGAGTTATCGACAGCGCCCGGCTCGTCTCCTGACTGGTCAGGGCGCGCGTAGACAACAGAATCATGGTTAGCGGAATCACTACCAGCCCGGACTGCTCCAGAAAACGGCGCTTTCCACCCAACTTATAGACAGGCGTGACGCCGGAAACGGTCAGGCCAAAGTAATTGTCTGGCGCGGTATCTGTCGCCGTCTTTGCAGGGCAAAAAATAACGGCCTTATCGAATCCGGCAACAGTTAGCTGAAGCGCCGATAAATCAGGCGGCGTGTTAACTGGTGCGTTATCGCCGTGGAATATCTCTAAATCGCATACAACGCGCTGTAGCGGGTTCTGAAATTTAAGTGACCATGTACCCGCCAGTAGCCCGCCAAACACGTCTATGGTCTGCTGAGGGTATGGAATACTGTTGATTGGCGCTGCGCTACCGCGCACCTCACCCGGCAGCACCCAATCAGGCACTATCGTGGTGTCATTGATTGCCGCACCTGCAAGATCAGAGATTGCGACCAGTTCGTCCTGTGTTAACGCCATTATTTCCCCTTAGCCGTCAAAATTCGGTCAATGTTTGCCGCCTGCTCGTACAGGTCGTTAAAAATGTAATTCAGCTCAGCCACTTCAACCGGATCGCCCTGAACCAGTTTGTTGCTGGCATCGACATAAGTCGGCTTAAATCCCGTTGCCTGCGCGGTCGCTGAAGGTTTCTTTTTGCTGGCGTAGGAGCCGCCGTTAAACGGGTAAAGCCGGTCGATCGTCGCAAAGCTGTTCATGGCTTGTTAGCCCTCACCAGTAGCGCCTGGTATTTGGCGTAAAGGTCGTTAAGGATGTAATTCATCTCCTGCGCGCTGATGCCGTCACCAAATACCAGATTCCCCTGCGCATCAAAATACGTTGGCGCAAAGCCTGTCGCCTGCTTCTCCTGTGATGGTTCCTGTTTGTTAGGAATGTCCGCGCCACCCTGCCCGGAATACGCTTTATCTGTTGCCGCCCAGCTATCCATTTATCACCTTCACTTTTTTGACTGTAACGAGTGTATTGAACGGCTCCACCAGCTCTGAGCCGTTCTGCGTTTTGGTTCCCTCTATGCGCGTCAGCAATGACTGCGTTGCGTTAACGCGGATCCCCTTTGTGGTGGTCGCCAGCACGGTCTTTTGTGTGCGCTCGTACTTGATGCCCGCCCATACAGCAGGGAACACATTGCCGGGAAACATCGGGGCGTGATGGGTGAGTTTCGAGTTAGGAGACGTGGCCGCGCTGTAGATATCGGCTCCAAAGGTGGCAGATACCAGTGTTTCGGGCAGTTCAATGTCCGGGGCCATGCCTCCGCACTGCACAAACACCATACGAAACGGCACCCGGTTGAACGCTGCACCCACTGCGCCAGTGCTTAACCCGACTTTATCCAGCGTCAGCCAAGTCAAATTATAAAGCTGGCGAATGTATGCGCCGATGGATGGCCGGGATTGCGCTGATACTGACTGACTCCCCATGGCCTGCCGCAACGCCATGCGGTACTGGTCATCATCGCGCCCGTCACGCTTAATGTCATACTCTTCGCCGCGCGCATCCAGCAACATGCCTGTGCAATCGTCCAGCGAGTAGCCTTTCTTAAGGTATTCAAGGGCCGCGACCATCGCCGCATTGCTGGATTTCAACCCGGCGACCAAGTCAATATTGCGCTGTTTGCGCACCTTTGAGGTAAAGCGCTCTTTAGCCAGCTGTGCGGGGTCTTTGATTACCGGATCCATTACGCCACCGCCACAGATGAATCGTTAGTTACGGCAATGATGCCGCTGCCGATAGCAACGGTATTATCTGTAGGGGTCGCCGCTTTACCGACCTTAACAGTCACATCGGTAAGCGTTGGAAATGCTGACAATAAACGGGCATAAATTTGACCAGAGAACACATCCCGACCAACCTGCAACTGTGAGAAGTAGGCCGCGATGGTGTTTTTCGCCACGCTGACGTAATCAGCTGGCTTACCTGTCGTCTCCGCATCCCATTTATCACCAGACACCGAAACATAAATAAGCTGATAGCTCTGGCGGCTGAAATACACGGTTTCCGTTGTGGCTCCATCCGTGGCAGTACCGGAAACATCGCCATAAAATCCACATTCACCCGCCGCCGCGTCATAAATAGCCTGCGCTATGTCGTTATCAGTGCCGCCCGCCACAAACGCCTGGATTGACTTGCCCGGTATGCCTGCGGCATTGGTCTGAAATCCTCGGTTAACCTCAACGTCTGCATAGGTGACACCATCTACAGCGAGGATCGCGTTTCTGATACCCGGACGCGAAGAGCTGATGTTTACCCGCCCCGCCGCCGCCGCTGCCTGCAAGCGCTCGCGATACGTCTCGTCATCTTCGATGAGATAGCCTTTCATGCCGTTCGCCAGCACCAGAATGTCATCTGTTGCCACGTAACCGAAAAGCGCCTGCGGGAATTCTGCATCACTTTGATACCAGGCGGTTTCCGGAATGCCGGTGCGCAAAATCTGAAAAACGTCATCAGCAAAAGCAAACTGAATCAGGGTGCGACCATCAGCGGCATAGAGCATCAGGCCGTAAGCAGTCGTATATGTCGCCAATGACGGCTCACGGGCAACGATATCGGCATAGAGTCGGCTGATAATGGTGTCTGACGTGTCGCCGCTCTGGTATTGCGTTGAATAGGGTTTGCCAGATATTGAAATGGTGAACGTATTACCTGTAGTGATAGCGGCCTGCTTAACGGACAGCACAAAGCCCGCCGCCGTCTTGCCGTTTTCTTTCACGTCTCCGGCTGTTGTCCAGTCACCTGCACTTCCGGAAATGGTGAATAACTCCCCGGCGCTGATGGTCTGCCCCGTCTGAAGCAGGTAAATCACATACGCAGAGGATCGCGTAAGCCCATTCCGAGACAGATTAAAGCGCTCGCCAAACGCGTTTAGCTGAACATCCTCTGCCTGCGAGATAAAGAACCCGGCAAATACCCAGCCGATCGCCTCAATAATGTTCAGGTCATCTTCTGCCACCACCGCGATTGTCTGTCCGACGAGTGAATCCCCATTCGGGTTTACGTCGCCCAGCGCAACCTTAAGCTTCTCGTATTTATCGCCGCGTATCTCCGGCAATCTGGCACCGTGCCAGCCGCTGTCGTTAACTAATTCCACTGGTTACCTCTTTGCTATCCGGGCCGATGTAAACCGCGAAACGGATCGCGTAATTGCCCTTCACATCGTTGATGGTGGTTGTTCTGGCATCCGTGACGCCAACCGCCCTTTTTGCCTCGGCATTTATCATGTTGGATACGATGGAAATCGGCAGCTTGGACGCCATTATGCCGGGTTGCCACGGTAGGCCCTGCGTTTCATCAAGCCACCACTCGCCTCTGTTGGTGGCGACGCGGATTTCCGCCTGCTGCGCAATGCCATCAATACCGCCGTCCAGCACAAAATCACCGTCGCGAAGGATGACCCCGTCATCGTCCTGCATTATGTCCAGCATCAGTAATTCATCCCCTCTACAAATCTGAGCCCATGCACCCAGACAAGGTGTCGGTACTGCCCAACAGGTTCAATTTTCTGAACGGAACCTACTGGAATAATTCGCTTACCCCGGCATGTAGGCATAACCAGCACCAGCTCTTCAGCCAGTTTTGGTCGCTCGTCAGTGATGAAACAGCCTTTCATGGCCTGGCGGTACTGCTTCGTCGTGATATTCATTCTGTGTGCCGCCATTGCTCCAGGTGAACGATCGTTACCGCTGCGTCAAGTGACTCGATATCCAGCAGGTCATCAAGGTCAAAGCCCTCTCCCGCATCGTTCAGCATCTGCGCCATAGCCGCCTGGTGAGGCAGCTCAAAAGGCAGATCGCAATAAAAAGGCATGTACTGGTCTTTGCAGTCGCGGCAGGTCGCCATCACCATTGCCAGCGGTGCGTTAATGAGGGGCACACACTCCACGCGCTCAACTACCAGCCCGGTGCGTTCGGTTACGCTGATAATGTCGCCTTTGGCGATCTCTTTCGTGTAGTCGCCAGCCATCAGAAAACCGCGATTAGAAAGAGCAATTTGTGCAGCCTGGTCGTTTAGTTTCATCATTGATTCCTATTGTGGTTTGCTGGTGGACTTGCCGTCGCCCTGCTCCAGATGGGTGTGATTGTTGAATGACTTGCCGCCGCTGATGTGGTCAGCCGCTTCACTGGTTCCTGTGACTGTTACATTGCCGCCGAACGTGGCATTAGACTTGCCGCCAGCGCCCTGGCTGATGGATCCTGAAATGGTGAGATTGCCGTTGATGGTGGTCATTGGTGCGGTCATGTCGATGCCGCCCGGCGCGTTGACGGTCATTTTACTGCCCTTAAATTCGAATGTTGCGCCCTGCCCTGTATCACCTTTGATGCTGCCGTCATCCCATTCAATAAAGGCGCTGCCGCTGAATACGCGCAGTCCTGCGTTGTCAGGCATCTTGTGGCTGGCGAAATCGGAAAAACCGCATAAAGCGACAGCGGCGGAAAGCGTTTTATGGTCAGGTTCGTCGCCGTCACCATGGGACAGAGCAATAAGGAGGCATTCATCACCCGGCTTTATACGCCCGCTGATGCCTGACTTACCGCCACCCCATACCAGCGATACCAGGCGAACGTTTTCAACCTCGGGATATGCAATTGGTTCTGGGTTATCGCCAAAAGTGCGGGTTGCAGCGGGTAAAACAGTGGCGCGGCCCCCACTGACGGAAACAATTTTTGCCTCAAGCGCAAAGAGCGCGGAGTTAAGCTCCTGGCTGATGATTGCGGAAAGCTGGCTGGAGGTTCTCATGCAATGACGCCCTCCCATGCTGTTGTCCATGGCTGGCGGTCGCGGGTACTGAAACGATGCGAAATGCGCTTTACAATGACGTCCCAGCCCTCACCCATAGAGGGCGATGAAAGCTCAACCCGCTCCCCAATTTCAATGCCACCTCGTAACAATGATTCCCACGTAATAGCCTCAATAACGCCCATCTGGCGGCGCGCGCCTTTTGAGTAATCCACCTGCGATCCCTTTGGTGGCCATTGATAGGTGGTGATACTTTTCTCGTGTTTTTTCTGTATTTTTTCTTTCTCAGATTTCTTCTTTTTCCGGGTGCGTTTTGGGGAATGGATTTTCAGAAGCGGCGCGCCCAGCAATCCAGAATCAGGCGAGAAGATAGCCGCGCCATTAAGGATGGAATCCCCGGCAGTGACTACGATGGATTGATATTGAAGTGACCAGTTAGCGCCAACAGGACGACAAAGGCTGGTCAGAACGTCGCGGGACAATGCCGCCGCGCTGATATTTTTAGCCAGGATTAGCGCTGATGCAGCTGGTGATAACTGACACCCCAACCCCATATCAGACGCTACCGATAAAACAGCATCTTTCAGGCTCTGGCCCGCGCGGAACGTGCGCGATGTGACGCTGGCGCGGAACGGGATTAGCGCCTCGTATATTTTCATTTTCAGCCCGTAAACCTCGCGAGGTTTTACGGTTACTGCGCTGATTAGCTCACCCTGAAACAGTGTGAACATTCCCTCATCTATATACCCAGCGGATACGCTAACGGTTGAACCGGCCTGCGCAATGGCGTTTTGCGTCTGCGCCGTCAGCCCCCAAAGCGTCAACTCCGCTTCATTCGGTTCTTTTTCATCGTCACGCACAGACGAAAAATCCACGTCGATATCGGTGATGTGGATTGACTCGCCATCTGTGCAATTGACTGTGATTTCAAACTGTCGCCCGTAAGCCATGCTCGCCTCCTTTATATAGAGACGATTTAAGAGCAATGCCCAGGCTAATTACAGAAACGCTGCCAGCGGTAATTGGTGTCAATATTTGGCACAAGGTTAATTCTGTGGATAACCCAGCACTTGAACCTTACCTGCATATTTTTGGTTAGTTGTCACTGACGCCTCAATCCCGCGCCACGCCTGACTTTTATTGTGGATAACAATTATCGTGCCAATACAGATGTTGCGAATTCGTTTGATTTGTTGCGCTCATTTTGCGGCGTTCTGATATGTAACAGAGGTCTTTTTGATAACGGGCGAATATATGCCCGCGAGAGTTTGAACGGTAAAAGTGAGAAGCCCGGAACGGCGCTGACCGAAACAAAGCTGGAAAGAGTTACATAATTTGCTCGCGATCCCCTGCACCTGCTTTCCCCTTTTTCGGGTATTGCCAGGATGCCGTGTCAATACGTTAAATGAACTGGTCGGATGAGTCGATGGAAACATTCCCGTTCTTATGTCTGTCGTATACGTACAAATATTCACTATCTTATTGAATGTTAATGCCATTGCTTAATGTTGATTTTCCCGGCTTTGTTTCTGCCTGAAACATTTATTCATACTTTGGCTGGTTTTGCTGACTTAATGACCGCTTTTCTTGTTTATCACTCCTTGTCCAACCTTATATATCCGTTTGCCACAACCTTGTATCTATCTGAATTTATTTTTCTTTTTCTGCCCTAAAACTTTTTAATTTCCGCCGAGGCTTAAATGCAAGGTATTGACATCAAAAAATGAGCACAAATAGCGCATAAAATAACCGTTATCTATAACTTATTGATTGTAATGATTTTATTTATTATAGGTATATATTTTCGTTTATTTGATTTTTGTCACGTTTAATCACTTAATTTTGTGATTCTTAATTACTTATCCACACCACCAATTTTTAACTATTTTCTTAACAATTTTAACCTTGCTCACGTTGTTTTTTTGTTAAGCGCAATTTAACAATGCATTTACACAGCATCCCGCCACCTTGTGAATTTCAGGCATAAAAAAACCCGGCCTAAGCCGGGTCGATGCTACTTGTCGCTTCTATGCCATGCTGCCAAACGCCACCATCACCTCATCTGCGCTTAACGTAGCGATATCGTTATACAGGCGTATAGCTTCGTTCTGCGTCTTCCTGAATCCCATATTCATTATTTCACCTGCACCATTAATGAACTCGATACGATAAATAAATGGCGTGTCACGCAAACTGGTTCGTAATTGCAGCCGCTTAAAGTGACAGCCGCGCGGATATTTTTTCTGATACATAACTTCATTATCCTTAATTAACTGGCTTGTCATGATTTAACCTGCATATACTCTTCAATTGAGTTGGTAAGAATTCTCCGCATTGCTGAATAAGGTGGCGTCTGTAAATAAACGCTTGGCACATCCTTAACGGCATGGTTAAGAATTAATTCCGTCGCGAGAAAATCCTCCCCCCTGACCGCCGCCGATGTTCTGAATAATTTCCGCAGGTCATGACAGCGCCACTTTATGCCAGCGCGGGAAATAGCCATTACCATTGAGTTGTATTTTATTTCCTCGTTTCCAATTACATCGAGCCAACTCTCAATAATTGGCAGGTATTTAACTGGCAACGGCAAAAGCAAATCAGCATGCGTTTTAGTGCTTCTACCGGGAATAAATAGCTTACCGCCTGCCAACATAGAAGATCGCGACAGCGAGAGTGCCTCAGTAGACCGTAACCCAAAACACAGCATAACCCGCGCCGCAGTGCGGTACGGCTCTTTTAACGATTCAATCTCACGCACTACGACCGCATATTCATCAACGCTGACGCGCGCCGGACGACTCAGGGCGCGATGCCGCTTGATGCGCTTTCCAATCGACCGCGCCGCCGCCCTCATGGCCTCAAGCATCCGGCCCAATGAACCCGGCGCAGCTGGCTTAAATTTGATATCTGCATGAATCACCCAGGCGACCACAGCCGCCACACAGTCAATGCGCTGGCGAACGGTAGAAGCCGCCAGCCCGTCATCAATGCAACGGTCAGCGTAACGCACCCACGTATCAGGCACTGAGGCGGCGCGAACCCCCAGCGACAGTACAGGCTCAAGCATACGCACCGCGTGGCGCTCGTTAATAACAGTTTTCTCGCGCAAGCTGACCGCCTGCGCGCGGCGGTCAACCATTACCAGTAAATCACTCAACATTATTACCACCTTCAATCAACGGCAGGCGGTAAAGGGCAACAGTCTTATATTTCGGCTCGCCTGGGCTTCTGTTGTGGTTATTCCACTCCTCCACCCACGCATCAACAACAGCCTGACAATCCGATACGCTTTGCTCATCCAGATAATCACCCTCCATGCAGTACATGACCGGCTCAGCCGTCAGTGCTGCCAGTACGATTTCAGCCTGACGCAGACGCATAGCTGTTTGCAGGGATGGGATAAGCTCGTCACGCTCACGCCAGAATTCAATATCTTCGCGGGTTAGCTCAATAAGCTTCTCTTTTGTAAATACCATTATTTAGGCTCCTGCTCTGCCTGAACTGCTGGCGCTGCGGTTGCTGCCAGGTTTGCTAACGCTTCAGCCCTGGTGCTGGCCTCCTGTGGCGTAGCGCCATAAACACGCGCTAATACCTCGTCGTAATCCTCACCTATGCGAAGTTGTACCCACCAGTCGCCAAGACCAGGGTATTCATCCTGATTCATTGTTGGCAGACGTCCGACGCGGATTTCGCCGATTTCCGGCACGCTCGTAACTTGCGGCGCGGCGTAAAGCGGAACTCGTCCGTCCGGCAGATCGTTAAAGTCGAACATGCACCCCGGCCAGCGCCCGGCGTTAGCATCGTCCACGCCAGCGGGCCAATCGCCCATGCGCCCGGCAGTAATCCAGTCGTCCCCCTCAATGTCTACGAAAAAAATTGGTTTTGACGCTGCGGCGCGGTACTGCTGTAGCTCGCTGATGATGGATTCAGCCTCAGATGCCGGGATCATGACGTTTGCATCCTGCCCATACGTTTCACGCCATGATTTGATTGTGTTCAGGCGCTCTGGTGATACGCGTTCGTTGATTGTCATTCTGCGTGTTCCTTTTGCAGTAGCAGCGCGTTTTTTGTTTCCAGCGAAGGATGACGATAGTTAAGTAGCTCATCCGGCATCTTCATCAACTTTCCGCTAGCATCAGTAGCGTTAACACGGCATCCCTTTACGCCGAATGCCGATGTATTGATGGTCTCGTCATACTGGTTTAAAAGCTCAGCCATTTTTTCCTGCCACTCTTCAGGCATCTGCATCATTGCTACACGAGGCATTACTACGAAAGCCGCGTAAGAAAGGCCGAACCATGCCTGCAAATCTTTTCGTTGATCGTACTGTTCCATATCCCTCACCCCTCCACCGTTAAATTGATTTTGATGGCGAACACCTTTACCGGCTCTCCGCCAAAGTGCTTGTGTGTAATTACTTTTATTTCATACCCGCAATAAGGAATATCTATGCGTTTACTTGCGTCTTCTTTGTGCGGATATCCTCTCGTAATAATTAAACGGTCATACCAGCGCCCAAATATGCGACGCCCCCAATAAGCATTAACTAACCGATACTCTTCTATTTTTTCGCCACGCTTTATTGCGTCGAAATATTCGCCTTTAACAGCCAATTGCAAAGTAGCCAACCCTTACCCCCTTACCGCCAGCGCAGTACGGATCGCATTGGCAATAGCGGCATAAAATGGCGCGTCGCTATAGTCCTGTTGGCCTGCCCAATCGAAAATCACCGCCGCAAATTTCATATTGCTGATGACCGTTGATGAGGCGTTTTTTGTATATAACGCCACCCAAATACCAGGTTTGGTGACTTTGCTTTTTGCGACACCCAACGCCGGGGTTACACCACGAATGGCGGCAGCGTGGCGCTTAGCTGTGTCTTTGCTCACACTTTCACACTCGCTACGGTCTGCCACCAAACGCAAACCATCTTCAATCAGATCGCGAGTTAAACGGCGCTCGCGATAGCCGGTCTTAATTTTTTCCATGCTGGTCACCGTTAATCATCCAGGCTGTAGAATTAGGGTTTAAGCGAACCTCAGTTACCAGCCCGCGAGCCGCCATGTTTTTTAATTTCTGGCGCACGTCATACTGGAGAATTGCCTTGCCCGGATGCAGAAGTAAAAGCGCCTCACGGACGTTGGAGGTAAACAGTTTTTGGTTTTTTAGGCCAGGGCTACACCATCGCTCGAATGCTGAAAAAATATCCGCATCGGTAATAATTACGCGGCGGCGCTTTGGTTTCTCGGTCAT